CCAGTAAATCCAATATCTGGGAAAGATATATTTTTTGCATCAGTAAACAATGATATTGCACCATCTAAAAAATAAAGGTTTTCTGCAAATATAACTGATCTATAATTTAAGGTTGTCTTGTCTTCTCCTCCAAATGCGATAGGATCATTGTTGCTTTGTTCCATTGATATAAATGCAGCTGGAATAACCTGATCGTAAGGATTAATTCCTGAAGTTGACTGCCTGAACCTACTATTCAAGTCATATTTATTTTCTATAATTAAACTTTCTTCGGATTGGTCTGCTAGATAAATATTTATATCTTTAACTGAAAATGATCCACTAACCTCATTTATTTCGTTTTCATATTCTGCCCCAATTAAAACTCTTCCATTGTCAAAATCTATTGACATTCCGCTTTGCCCTCTTTCTATCAATTCTCCATTTAGATATACTCCAGTTGGCACATCAGATGTAGAGTTTGCTGAATCAAATAGCCATTGTTTATATGGAGACGCATATGCAACAAATCTTGGATCCAGTCTATCATCATCTTGATAATAAAGTATTCCTGTTTTATTTTTAAATGCATCTGCATGGCAAGACAAATAATTGTCAAACCACATAGCAAAGCTCGTAGTAGCTTTATGTTGAAATAGAGGCTTCATTAATTAAATAAGAATCCAGCTTTACTAAATATTATTGAATATTTTTTAAGCATTTTAAATATATATGGGGTTTTGTTGAATTTAGATTTTCTAATATCGTTCTTTACTTGCACTCCCTCCCCAGATCTTGATGAGGACAGTCCTTGTCTATTTAAGTACTTTCCGAAATTAGGTATTCCATTTTCTATACCTTTTGCCCAGCTTATGCCTCCTGCCCAAGGCATAGGGCTGGCCTCAACTATCTCTTCTTCAGAAGGAACATTAATAAAAAATTTAGCAACGCCTCTTCTGTTAAAGTTTACATATTTTACAAACATTCCATTTTGAAGTATGTTTTCAATTGGAGCTATTGGATTTTCGCCAGGAGAAAAACCTATGAACGATCTTAAGTCTCCATAACTTAACAAGCCAAATGAACTTCCAGATCCTTCTACTGCTTTTGTGACTGGATGAGTTAAGAATTCAGATATAAAATCTCTTTTTATCTTTTCAAAGTTTTTTCTTCCTTGTCTTTCAACCTCTTTATTTAGTCCTTTATCTAAATGGACTTTTGATTTTATCTCTTTAGATAATCCAGCTTGATTAACTGTTACTTTTACTTTACTCGCCATCTTCTAAAGAATCAGTAGGGCTTAAATAATAAGTATAGTATCTTGGTGATAATAAACCATGCTTTCTGACATCTGAGTTTTTATAAAATAGAGTTCCATCTATTTCTATTCTTTTTGCGTCTTTAATATAGTTGTATCCAGTCTGATCAACTTTGATTCTAACCTCTCCAACTGGTCTTTCTATTTTAATTGATGCAGTTGCGTCTCCATCTATCATTTGCTGGCCTTGTTTGTCTGCATATAATATTCTGGCTTTAAATGTATCAAACTGAATAGTATGCTTTATGGACTCTTCTATACTTCCGTTTACATTTTTATATAAATAATTATAGTCTTCATTGGTACTTATAATTACTCTTTTTGAATCTTTATATGCAATAATAGTTCTCGCAAAAGTATCATGCATATTATCCATCGCTTCTTCGATTGCTGCTTTTAGATTACTATTAATTAATGAAGGCATATTATTTATTACACATGTATTGAAAAATCGTTTGTTTTTTATTATTATATTTACATGGATGCAGAAAAAATGTTAAGCTTGAATCTTAAGGATAATACCAAAAGATTGTTTGTTGACTTTTTAACCCTAATAGAAGATCTACACATTGATCATTCTGTTAATTTTAATAAGCTATACGAATCAATTCCCTCTGAGTATCATAACTTAATATCTCAAGCTGATTATTTTGGGGAAGAGAAAAGAAAATATCTAAGAAAAAAAGTTTTAGATTATGGTAATAATGCAATAAGAAATATTGAAAATGACTCTAATAAATTTATTATTAGTTTTAAATTTAAATAATTATGAAAGAAGTATATTCATTCACGGTAAATAAACAGGAAGAGGTAGAGAAGGAATCTACAAAAAAGCAAAAGAATAAGGAGTCTGGAAAGATGGAAGAGGTAAAGGTTACTTCCACCGTTAAAGAAGATGTTCCTTATAGAATTAGTATCGCTCAGCCAACCAGAAGGCAAGTTGAAGATGCAGACATGGAATTTAGTGTCGAAATGAGTAGGTGCATCAAGAAAGGCATTTTAACAAAAGCAATGCTTGCCAAAAAGTATTCAGACACTGGAGGATTGCTTTCTGAAGAAGATGCAATGGAACTTACTAGGCTTTATGCAAAGCTTGCAGAAATGCAAAACAAGTGGTTAAAGATTGATGTCAAGAAGACAAAAAGTTCCAGCGACAAAAAGAAAGGGACTGAACTTGATGAAGAAATGATTAATATTAGAAAGAGAATTGTTGATTTAGAGTCTTCTTATCAAGCCTTGTTCAACCATACAGCAGATATCAAAGCGCAAAATAAATCTTTGCTTTGGTATATGATTAATCTTACTCGGATCAAAAAGGATGATGAGGAGGATGATTTTTACGAGCCTTTATTCAAAGGGGATACTCAAGAAGAAAAAGAAGATTCTTATTATGAAATGGAAGAGTCTGAAGATTCGTTTTATGAGTCTTTAAGATCTAAACTTCTTTCTTTTCTTAGTTTTTGGTACTTTAGCACCAATGCTACAGAAGAAGATTTCAAGTCATTAGAAAAAGATTTGGAAGAAGACAAGCTTTAAATGATTTCTGAATGGAAGTTGAAGACGCAAGGCTCTTGTTTAGAGACATAAGCGTTGGTGTTTCCGAATCTTATATTGATGAAGATCTAGTATACGTCAAGCACTTTTCTACTCATGATCAAGTAGAGTATAATCAAGTATACCAAAAACATTTAAAATCAGCTGTTAAAAAAGGTGTTCCTACCGAAAGGGAATCTCTTGACTTTCAAATAGATCAAGGCTTCTGGAATAAGGAAGACGATCTTTTCATAGAAAGGCAAACTGAGTACATTGCCAACTTAGTAAACAGTAAAAAAGCTTTATATCTTAAAAGCTCAATCGATGCACATAATGAAACGGTAAAGGCTGAGCGAGAAAAGCTCAACGAAAAGCTAAAAGAAAAAGAGGAAATCATTGGTCATACTGCAGAAAGATTTGCAGCTAGCAGGGCAAATGATTTTTACATTTTAAATTCTTTTTTTAAAGATAAAAAATTAAATGATCCAGTCTTTACAGAAAAGGACATTATAGCTCTTGATGCTGCTTCTATGTCAAAGTATATAATGAGTTATAATAAAATAACCAATCAATTTTCTGAATCAAATATTAAATTGCTTGTTTTGCAAGATTTCTTTTATATTTATTTTCCTTTTTGTGAAGATCCAGTTTCTTTTTTTGGAAAGCCAATTGTTGAGCTAACTGATAATCAATTAAAAACAATTGTATATACCAGAATCTACAAAAACATTTTTGAAAGGTATGATAATATACCAGAAAAAATAAGAAAAGATCCTGATGCACTCCTTGATTTTGGAAATGCATCTGATTCTGCTAGAGAAAAAGCGAAAGATGATCTTACTAATCCTGAGGCTGGTGCATCAACAATCATGGGGGCTACAGAAGAAGACCTTGAATACCTTGGTATAGAGAGAAAAAAGAGCGACAAGAGTTTGCACGAAGAAGCAGAAAAGAAAGGTGGTAGCCTTTCTATGAAAGACTTAATGGATCTACACGGACTTTAAGCAGTTGCCGTAGGAGTCGGAGTTGGACTAGGGGTAGGAGATGGACTAGGGGTCGGGCTCGGAGTTGGAGTTGGCTCGCAGTCCACATATTCTGTAGCATCTTTTCCTCTTTCCAAGCCTTCTGATCCAGCAACTTGCCTCGGAGATGCTCCATACATATTGTATGCATATACTCCATCTTTAATTCTTTGAGCTGCTTCTGCAGATAGATTTTTAAACTCTTTTGACAAGGTAATCCTTGTAGAGGCACTATTTGCACTTGCGCTTGCAGACCTTCTGATGGTTGTATCGCCCTCGCTAATCTCTACCCAATCCGCTTCTCCTCCAATTGACCCAGCAGTATCTGTAGTGTATACTCCTCTTAACAATTTTGAGGCTTGCTTATTATTGTAGTCTCTAAGATATAAATCTTCAAGTATTGAAATCTCTGTGTTTTGAAGTTTTGGGAAAACTTCTCCACTCAACACATCAAAGTTTTGATTTAATAAATTATTTAGATCTCCAATAAGTCCATTCAATGATCCAGATATTAAATTTAGCTCTATGGATTGCTCTTCAGCACCAGTGATATAATCAAACTGATACTCAAGTATTCCTGATGCTATATTTCCTATCTGGGTATAACTCATTACGACAATAGCTCTTTAAGCTTTTTTGCGGCTTCTATGCCTTCTTTTGTGCTTGGGTCAAGTATAGGTTCATTTGGAGCAGGAACTATCTTTCCTGCCCCTCTGTTTGCTGCGGAATAAGCCTTTTGAATCTTTGTCTTTAAAGAAGGTTTTGTTCCTGACGGAAATACTCCTGCTTTAACAGCTAATTTTTGAAGATCTACCAATGTCATGCTTGACATCTTGTCATCAAGTTCAGAGGAGCTAGACACCTCAAATGGATTCTTTTGTTTGTGACCAAGAATTTCGCTTAATGTTTGATGGTTACCTTCCATGTTTACTCCATCAGCGATTTCCATTTCTTGATTTTCTTCTTTTTTTGCCTTTGTTTTCTTTGTATATTTTCTTTTTTGTTTCATAACCTTTGTCCTTAATTAAATATCAATATAATACTACTACACATAATTATAACCCATATATACAAAAAATCCACCCGAAGGTGGATTTTTTGAAAAAAGGTTGGATGACCTTGAGCTTAGGCAGCGTCGATAGCCAATCCTGTAAGAACCCTGTCGTCAAGGACCATACGTCCTTCTTCGAGGGATCCGAAGTATCCAATCTTTTGCTGACGAACACTGTATTGATCGTCGGCGACAAGACTGAACTCTCCTCCAGTTTCGCTATCGGTAGCAACCGCACGGAACAAGGACTCACGAGACTTGTCGATACCAAGGACGATATCATCAGCTGTGGCATCAAATGTTCCAGAACTGTTACCGAATTCACCACCAAGTGCTTCATAAACCTTGGTGAACTTCTGGTTAGGTCCAAGCTCATTGATTTCCATGATGGAAATTCCGTAGAACTCAGGAATACCAGCGTTTGCATAGATTGCATTGCGCATCTCGTCGGTAGCTGCGACTGGAAAAGCAGTCTTTGCGTTACCAGCGTTTGCGTCACCTCGACCACCTTTTGTGTTGATGGGATTGTAAGCCATTTCACGAAGACCCTGTACAACTTCAGGAGAAACGATAAGGTCAGTAATTCCCTTGATTCGATTCTCAGGTGTTCCACCTGTCCAAGCTGTGTTGATCCTCTTTGCAAGAGTCAAGAGCTTATTGAAATCATCAAGAATAATTGATGTTCCAGCAGCTAGATTAACATGCTTCTTGCCGTTTGTAGATGCACCAATTAGACTTCCAAGAATCAAGCTGGCGGAAGTGTCTTCCTGCTTGAGCATGATTTCTTGAGCAACTCGTGTGAAGGACTTGCTAACAACATCCATACGTGACTGAGCAGCGTAGCGCTTTTCGAAATCAACGGCGCTATCAAGACGATAGGTCGAGAATTTCATTTCACTAGCTGTAGGAGTTACGGTGTTGGTTGGCATACCACCTGGCTGAGAGGCGCTATAAACCTTAACGTAATCAGGAGCCGTGATGTCGTAGTACAAATCAAGCGGAATACTGGGAGACTCATTTTCATTGAACGTAAAGTTCGTGAACATGTTACTCAAAGTAGGAGCTTGATTAACAACCTCGGCTAAGACAGGGCCGATAAACTCAGCCAATGCCATTTGAGCCTCGTATGCAACGTCCCTGTTCTTGGAAGCCATTGCCTTAACCAGCTCGATTTGTTCGTCTGTTCTTTTAAGTGTAATTTTCATTTTTTTTGTGGCCCTTCTTTATTTTAAAATTAAAGTTTAAGCTTGATGATTGCGTACTTACCAGTTTCGGTGACACTATCACTTGTGCTATCAGCAAAGTAATCAGTTCCATTGTCAGCGACACGTTCGCCTGTGGCAAGACAGAGAGCGATACCAAGTGCGGTGGTCTCGCTATAAGTTCCTCCGACAGCATTGAATTTGCCTGGATTGTTAGTACTTGCATTAAGATATTCTCCTACTTCAGGGAATGTCTCAAATGCACCGTCATCAAGAGTAATAACTCCTCGTGAAAGAACAGGAACTGCGTCACCACTCTTTACGGCATTAAGCTCAAGAGCTTTTTGCGGATAGTAGATCAGCTTCTCACCATTCTCATCGTGAGTAAGAGTTTGCTTAAGAGTAACTCCAAGAGCGACCGAGTTTCCTGTAGCAGGAGCTATCTTTAAAGGAACAACTGGATATTGGTTTCTTCCTACATGAGGGTAACTGGTTTTACCCAGGTAGCCATGCGTTTGATATTCAATAGGATCTTGTGCAAGATCTCCATTTGTTACGCCAACAAGAACGCCAGCATCATGGTCGTCACTGTCATTGGGTCCTAATTGTGCCAAGTCCTCAAAAGAGCAGTCTAAAGAGAACAGGTTAACAACGTCTTGTTCGTTGTACTGTCTGAACGGTAATAATCTAATAGCCATTTTAGTTTCCTTTTTTTGTTAAATTAATATTGGATTGAAACGTCTTCCTTATTGAATGCCTTCATGAACTTTTCACGAATCGAAAGCTCTTCTTCGCAAGCTTCGGCATTGTTATTCGGTAATTCTTCGTCCTTTTCTGCATTTTCAATAGCAGCTTCAGTAACTTCTTCAGCTCCTTCTTCATTTGCTTTTGCGGACATTTCAGTCAAGCGAGACTCAATTTCTGCTTGAACTTTTTCTTCGAACAATTTTTCTTGCTCTTCCTTGAAAGCTTTTGTCTTATACTTCCAGGAAGCATTAAGCTTTTCAAGGTATTCGGAAAATGCGGAGTCTTCGTTTCCTAATCCTTTTAATTCAGAAGCGATAATCTTGCGATCTTCATCTTCCAGATCAAATGCGGAATCGATTTCTTCCATTCTTTCATTAAATTTTTCTGAAGCAATCTTGGCTTCGAACTCTGTTTTAATAGTGTTAAGCTCTTCATGAGTGCTGCTCAGATCGGCCTTAACTTTTTCAAGCTCATCTTTTGTAGCTTGAGCGTCTTCAGTAATTTGAGTTTTTTCATTCTCAAGAGTTTCCTTCTCCTTCTTCCAGATTTCGTTCTTTTCGAGGATTGTGTCATGTAAAAGCTTGTTTACGTTGGCGACAACCTTCTCCACTTCGGAATCGGAATTCTTATTGGCGAGGATCTCTTGCAACTTTTCTAGGATTTCTGATTGATTCATAGTTTGTAAGTCTTTGGGTTTCTTGTTTAGAAATACATCTTTTTCAGACAAATGGGAACTTTTTTCTGAATTTTTTTGTAAATTATTTTCGTTTGCTTTTCTTGAGTCTTTAATATTTAATTGAACGGTTGTTTTTTTAGACGGGGTAATTCCCTTGACATCAGCGGCTGGATTAGTTGTAAAGCCTATTCCCAGAGGATATACTTCTCCAACTATGAGCCTGAAAACATCTACTCCATCATCTGTTTTTCCATTGCCTCCATTTTGCTTTAAGAATGAGCCCATTTCTGAGATTTGATTCTCGTCAGAAATAATTTCTGCTTCATTTAAATTGGTACTACCTAATGCAAGATGATATTTATTGAATCCAATTTCCCAGCTTGCGGAAATCTTTTTGTACATTTCATCTTCTTCTTCAAATGAACGCTCAACTAAATTTACAAAATCCGTATTGATTGTCTTATAGATGACTGCAGACAATGCAAGATTAAAAGGGTCTTCTTCTTTTTCTGCAAAAGCTTCGGACATAATCTCATTGGTTTCATATTGAGAAAATCCCGCAGATACTACATGTCCTACAATTTTTGATTTTTGATGCTCTATATTTGTAGGCTTGTTGACGAAGTAGTCTTTTATTCTTAATGCTGTCTCAGAATCTATACCATCTCCGTTTCTATTAAACTTGTTTATTACCGCAGCGTTAAAGGCAACACCAATTAGATCAATATTTTTTTCAAAATCTATATCTTCAGGAATTAAACTTTTTAATGAGTCTAAAGAATCATTTGCAATGGACTCTTTTAATTGATTAACTTCTACAGGATTAATTTCACTAGAAAAGGAAGTTATATATTTGTATTTTTTCGACATAATAAATTTATACACAAAATATCATTGACTGTGATATAATATTGCAGAAGGATATTCTAATAAATCTTTTGATTCTGAAATTTCTATAATTTCTTTTAAAGGTTTTAGCTTTTCAATATGTATATGATCCTCTATGCATTTATCGGCTGATTTCTCCCACATATTTTTATCTGTGGATATGATTACTTGCTCGCATAAAGTTTGAGCCATTTCTTTTTGTTGTTTATTCAATCTCTTCTTGGAATATTTTTTTCTGAGCTTTGATTCAATTATTGAGGTCAAGTTTTCTATATCATATATGGTTTGCTGAATATTTTTTGCGCTTATTTCTTCTGATGCAAATACAGCTTCTCCTTTGGGCGAATTTCCAGTGGGTCTTCCTGCCTGCTTTGCTGGAGTTTGTTTTTTGTTGGGAGTATCGTCCTCCTCTTCTTCCATGAATATGTTTTGATTACTGACGACAGGGACATAATGGCCTTTTTTTCTTTGGTCAACAAATTTATCCTGAGCATCATCAAGTTCTTCTTTATCTGGATATATTCCTTTCTTTATTGCTGTCATTCCTTGTTCTGGAGTAATAATTCCAAGCTCTATAAGTCTGGTTGCAATTCTCTGAAGTTGAACTTCATCCTTGATATCTATCTCTATAAATTCAACACTTGGAAATACTCTGAAACCCATTTTTCTGCAAACGTCTTTTATTTGAGGTTTTAAAAAATCGTTAAGAAAAGTATTTCTTGCTTCTTTTAATCTTTCCAAAAATATTTGAGCTTTTACTTGTGTGCTTGAGTAGTTTTCTTTTCCTACGATTATGTTCTGAAGACCTTCCTTGATATCTTCATTTACTATTTTATACTTTTCAGACCCCAATACCTTATTCATGTCTGGAATTACAAATTCTGCTTTTGTTGTCCAGTCAGCGATCAAAGCTCGTCCTATACTTTGATTTCTAAATAAGTTTTGCATGGCTGCAAGATTGTTCTGATTAATCCCTCCTTTGTCAGGTTCTGCACCCATAGTTATAAGAAGTATTACATTCTCAATAGTACGAGTAATAGCTTGATCGACCTTTTTTAATTCTAATTTCCAATTTAAATCATCTAATACAGGAAATCCAAAAGGAACTGCAAAAGGTTCATAATCTTGTTTTTTATAAAATGAATAAATTAATTTTTTAGGATCTATGCTTACCCTGACTCCATCTCTATTGTATGAACCCTTTTTGATTTTTTCTTTTGTATCTGGATCTAAAGCCCTAAAAATTTCTTTGTCATATTGAGTCTTGGGATTTTTGAGTTTTTCCAGATCATATTCACTTAACAATTTTTTGTATACCGATTGATTTCTTCTGCCTCCAGTAGCATCTTTATAAGACAAAGATCTGCTGGCTACAAAATCATATGGATTTAAAAATGTATAAGATACAGGTATCTTTCCAAGTATTGTCGCCTTGGACTCGTTTCCATAAATTTGATTTAATTTAATAAGGTCTTCGCTGGTAAACTTTCCATCTATCTTGTACATGAATACATTCCCAGACCTATAATATTCTCTAAAGTATTGATCTTTTATTTTCCATATTTGAATCTTTTCCAGCCATCTTTCAATAAACTTTCTGGATTTTTCACTACCCCCTTTTATGTGTATTTCTGAGTTTGAGAATTCAGCCATAACATCAATTGCATTTCTAAAAATTGCAATATTTGCATATGCTTTTTGACAAAGAAATATTGATTCTCGTGGACTTACATAACTAGTCTTATAATCGTATGGAAGCCCTCCTTCAGATATATTGTTGTACCTGTCGGTTTTTTTTGTTCCAGTAATGGAGTTTGATCTCTTATAGGTATTGCCTCCATCTATTGATCCAGAATATTCAGATCTTGTCCTGCAAGAAGCTACAGATTCATAAAATGATTCGCCTTCTAAAATAGGTTCAGATCCAGCCTCTGAGTTTATTAAATTGTTTAGAGATTCTGCTGATTCCGATGAAGCGGTATTAAACTGATCCCAGTATTTAGATTTTTTAGTATATTTTCTAGGCATACAATATAGTACACCAAATATTTTAAAAGTCTAAATAAAAGTCTAAAGTTACTTTTTGGACTTTTGTTTTTTCTTCCCTCCAAATGCCCCTTTTGTCTTTTTTCTGTTTTTTGGTTTTTCTTCTTCAGCTTTTGACATTGCGGTATTTATGGCTCCAAATATCGAGGCATCATCAACACCTTTTTCTCTTGCAAATTTTATAAAGTTGTCAAACCTCTTTGGGAATACCCTATCATTCTCTTTGGGGTTTTCTGTGTCATCAGTTGTGGCATCTTCTGCTTCTTCTCTGGCTTTTTTGAATTTATCTTGCATTTTTTTATTATATGTGTGTATATACTTATATCACGTTTAAACACAACTTTCAAGAAAAAAATTGAGCCTTCAAAATATAAATAAAAGAATTCACTCTGTGGCTACACCTACAGAAATGAACTCTAAGCTAGCTGGATTTAAGAGCGAAATAAAAACTGAACTCCTTGCTAATGGGGATGACCAGGAAAGATATTACAAAAATCATACAGGCAGAGAGTTGTACAGGAAGCTTAGCAACTTTGGAATGAGCTCTGAAATAACCACTATAGGTGACAGTCATGACGGCGGTTTTAGACCGAAGACTGTTAATGGAATAAAAACTTAAACAAACATCGGAGTAAACGAAGAGTTTACTGGCATGTTTTTGGCATCCATCATGTCGTAGTATGTTTTTATCATCCAATTGCCTAGCACTAATGCTGAATACGAGTCTTTCCTTGTCCTTGCAGGCCCTGTCTGTCGTTTTAAATTGTGAGGAAGGTCAAAGGACACATGTCCTTGAGGAGTGCTTTTAATCTGTATTAATGCACATTCGTTTTTTGTATAATTAATCATGTCGAACTGATGTTCCACAAAATCAATCATTTTTGACTCTAAGCCTCCTGATGCTATTGCATCATAGTTTGGCATAAATTTTAAATTCTTGATTGGAATTTTTTTCTTAATTTGCCTGTTAAAAGATTCATTTATAGCTCTCGATCCAAACCATATTTTCTTGTGATCGAAGTTGGCTTGCAGTAATTCGTTTGCCCTTCTTATCCATTCAGAAGTCGGCTTTCTTAGTATACATATTCTTTTGGATGTTAAGTCGTATTCTTTCTTTGCTTCAATTAAAGCTTTTTGATAATTCTCTACATCGTCTAGATTTGTCAGAATTTCTTTAATTTCGATGTTCGCTTTATTAAATATTTCGCTTGCATTGGCTCCTTGAAGGAACTGCACTCCTCCACCATAGTCTCCAACTATTGCTACGACATTAAAATTTGTCAATATGTAGTGAAAGTATTTTATATGATCATTCATTCTTAGTCCTGGCATGGCATAGCTATGGACTAAGGTTCCGTTTTTGGATTGATCGTTCAATTTAAATACATGCATTGCAAAATCGTCAGAGCTTTCACTCTCCGACCAACTCGGATCAAATGCGACTAAATATTTTGAGTCTCTGTCTCCAGCAATTTCCACAGACGGATCAGTCCCAGGCTCTAGTGTGCATGCAGCCATTCTTGATGTTTTAAAGAATCCAGAACTATCTTCAGTGAATATAGCATTAAACTCTCTGTCGAATTGAGACTGACTCATGGTAGATTTAGATTGCTCAATTAGATTTTGATCATATAAGGCGGGTGGAGCCACATCATATCCAAGATGCATAATAGTTCTTTTTGCTGTATCAGATTTAGATCCATTGATTATCAAGTCTTCAAAATTAGCATATAGTTTGTAAAGATATTCAAATTTATAGCTTGCAGAACTCAAAGCAATAAGTTTGTTGCTTGGCCACCTGGTCCTTTCCTCTTCTTTCATTTTACCCTGCTTTATGAGTTTATCTTCAAGTTTTTCTACTCTTTGTCTTTCGGTAGGGTTTTGAACAACACTAAGAAATGGAAGAATGATTTCATTGTATACATGCTCTGGCATCAAGAGCATTTCGTCTATGATGATTCTATGAAATCTAAAACCACGAAGCTTTGAACCATCACCAAGAGGTAAAGCAATAATTTTAGAGTCTCCTATTTCAAGGGTGTATTGATCATTTTTCTTTGATTTCTTTGTTATGCATTGGCTTAGTATTCTTGCCCCAGGCTTGTTTGCAATATCTTCTATTTTCTCAAAGATCATTTTTGACTGCCTAAATGTTGCTGCAAGTATACCAATTTGTATACCTTGATTAAATATAGCATCAAGGAAAGCATAGATAGCTGCACTAAATGATTTAGACATACCCCGACTCCATATTCCAAGAAAGTAATCTGCTTCAAGCATAGACTTAATCGCTATGTTTTGAAACGGAAAAAGCTCTACACCCGCTATAAGGTTAGTTGCAAATCCAATATTTTCTCTTAAAAATTTTACTAGTTGTATCTTGGCTTCCTCCTCTTCGAGAAAACCTTCTATATCCATAAGTTCTTTATTTAGGTCTTCTTTTTTAGGCCTAAATATTCCGTCTTTGCCTGCCTCCCAAGTCATGATTGTTTATCTATGAAATATTGTACATCAACATCCCAGAGTCTTTTACCATAATGCAATATTTTAGGAACCAAGATTTCTGAATTTTCCCGACTGCCAGAGAATACAAATTGACAAACCCCTGGATAATCATGCATAAGAGTTCTCATTCTGTTCCATACAAAAGGCATTTTGGTTTTGCTAAGAGAAGATTGATTGTTGTCATTTATTTCTTGAACAGTACTTTCGACTAAAACAAATATATAAGAGTTAAATTTTTTTGCCCTGAGCATTTCCTTATTGAATCTCTCAAACCCTTTTGTCATGGTTCCTTTAAAATCCCCCTCTGTTTTTCTGTCTATATATGTATAATCATAATTTTTACCTGCTGCAGTATAATCCCCAAAGTCCAATTTCATTTTAGCAGAATTTTTAAAGGTTAGAGGGAGCTGCTCTCTGGAGTCGATTAGAATTTTTATTTCTTCAAGAGAATTATTTTGATTAAAAAAGTTTTTCATTATTTTTTTTGAAAATAATGGTTCTATTTCTAATTCATTACAAGCATTTGTGTAGCCTTTAAAGAACTTTCTATAAAGATCAATTGGAGGCATTTGCTTGGTCTCAATATCTAAGTGACATGGGGCGCGTGTTAAATTCTTAGATTTTATTCTATACTTCAATTGATTTATTAAATATTCTTTTATTTTTTCATGTGGAGCTTGACCGCTCCATTTAATTAAATTATTTCTATTTATAAAAAAAGTATTATTATATTGTTCCTTATCTATAAATGGTATTGGTTCTTTACTATATAAATCATATCTAGGATAATATGTAGTATAATATTCAGCAAGAATAATTTTGTGTTTTCTTGCTATGTGAATATGAAGGCTTTTATCGGAGGAGAAAGTTTCGCCGCATATTTTGCATGTTTTTTTATTTTTTTCCTCCATGGTATTCTTGTGCATGACCTTCTGATATTAAAGTTCTGTTTATACTCGTGTTAGGCCATAGTCTTAATTCGCCCAATACACGCCCATACTTACCCACCCCATGCGATATCAAGATTAGATCGCCCCGATTATCCTCTATCAACTCACGAAGCCTTTCTCGAGCCGCTATGCCCTTTTTCTTTTCTTCCTTATTTCTTGTTCTTACTTCAGGAGTGTTGATGCCAGCCAGTCTAATTCTTTTCTTAACAAAAGTTTTAAAGCCCAAATCCACAACTACATCAATGGTGTCACCATCGATGTATTTTAAAACTTCTGATACTACATATACGTAGGGCTCAGGAAGGGTTCCCACAGCAACTTTTCTCTTCATCATCTATAATGTTATCTTCATTAATGCATTGTCTCATAACTTCTATAATAATAGAATCTTCTTGACATGAAGGTTTAAAGTTATCTTCATTTTCAAAGATTTCTTTAATTTTTTCTATATCATACTCTCCTAGTTTTATTTTTACATATTTCATTGTTTTTAATTAATTAATAATTATATATTAAATATCTTCCTTCCTTATTCCAAGAATTCTTGCTTTCCATGAATCCATGTTCTCTAATCTTTCTATTTCTTCCTGTACGGATTCTTTCTCTAGCATAGCAAGGCGAATCATGTTTCGTCTTTCTTCTTCTAATTGAAAGTTCCTAACGAGAGAGACGATAGATGCTACATTATCTCTTTTATCTTTTAATCTAGCAGCCCGATCCCCATTTAGCTTTTTAATTAAAGATTCCATTCTTTTTTCACATTTATCATATTCATCTGTTTTAGATTTTAATATTTCAGCTAATCTGACAGTCATTTCTTGTTGATCTTCTATTTCATTAAACATAGTATTTAATTTTTCTATATGAGAAGAAATATTTTTTAAATTAATATAATCAACACAAACATTAATATATAAATTAATTTCATCTGCTGTTAAATCAGGTTTATCCCAGGTAGCTCTTATAAATTCAGATTCAAATAATTCTCTATCATTTTGTGATTTATAATTATTAATTACTTGTAAATATCTAGGAGATGATAAATATTTTGTTAATTTTTTAATAGATTCTCTTTCCTCTGCCCCGACTTTATCTTTTGATAAGTTTTGTTGAGCAGATTTACTTACTCTCTTTAATGTTTCATCAAAAGTAACTGGAGGAGTGTGTTTTTCTGTCGCCCTTTCCTCTTCATAGAAATAAGGAGAAAGATTCTCTTTCATATATTCAAAAACAGTTCTTTGTTCTTGACCTAAATTATTTACTTCTCTAGCAGGAAATATTAATCTTGCTATCTGCAAACTATTCATTCCTTCTTTTGTATGATCTTCAATAAAATCTTTTTGTTGTTGATTTAATTCTAGCAATCCTTTCTTCTTTACCTCTTTTGTATCATATTCCATCTCCCTGTTTGCTAAAAAGGCTCTGACGGCCCTTCCCTCCTTCGTACGGCCATCTAGGGACTCATCTTGAAACACTAATCTTGTCAAAAAACTTAAATCAGGATTTTCTTCGTAATTTTTAATTATTAAATCTTTTTGCTCGTCTGATAATTCCATTACAATAAGTCACTTTCTTTTATAATTTCCAAAATAATCTTTTTTAGTATTTTTTTGGTGTTTTTTATTTGTTTATAGCCAGCCTTTCTTCCTTCCTCTGTACTTTTATACCCAACCCTCTTAGCTGCCTCTGCCTCATCTATATTTTCTATAAATAATAAATGAAATAATTCATATTGTTTTGTGTTTACTTTTTCTTTTAATCTTTTTTTAATTTTATCAATACATTTTTCAAAATCAATGAAATCGTTTTTTTCTAAGAAAGAAGAATCTATTGAGTGTTCATTTTCTGGCATAGGAGCAGCTATTTTAACATAATGAGCATATCTCTTGGTTTTTAACCACTTACTTAATAAAGGGCATGTATCATCTTGAGTACCGCTTTTGGTGAAGCCGCAGGCCTCTTCAGAACTTCCCATATTAAATGGGCAGTTTAGGCAAGGCTTAGCAAAATTGGTATAATAATTTCTTAATATATTTTTAAATTGATTACTTATTATTTTATTCAACCATGGTTTTAACGGTCTAATTTGATCCCATTGATCCCATTTATTAAATAAATGCAGCCTTATTATTTGGCATACATCTTCGTAATCTATCCAATTTACAGAGTTTAAAAACCAGCTATTTTTTCTTTTTATTAATTCCTCATCAATAATTTGATGGCAATCTTCGTAAGCTAACTTCTTAGTTTCTTCTGTTTTTTTCTTGGGCTTCTTGCGTCTGCTCATTTAGTAAATCAACTAAGTTAGTCGTTTTTCCAAAAGAGCCCCCAAAGTCAACGTCATACGATAGCTTGTTGATATCAGGCACATAATCGTATTCTGTACCCTCTTTATCTTCAACAACCTCTCGTCTGGCAACACTTCTTGTTTGCCTCCTTAATCCTGATTTAGGTTCTTCATTTTTTTGAACTGAACCGCCAGCTATTGGGGTCCCACAGTTACTGCAAAACTTTGGTTTGCTAGATCCTGTAAATTCAATTTTTGTTCCGCACTCAGTGCAATAAATAGAGCTCATTTATATATATTAATTAATTATTATTTAATTTCTACTAAACTAAGTATCCTGCAATTATGTAAGATTGTTTTTTTAGTATGTTTTTTACACTATTTATTCTGTTTTCGTCTTTTTTGCTTAATTTTTCTTTTACATAGTCAACACCAAGTATACCTATTATTTTTCCATTAAGGGTTTGTATTGGAACATTGACTATACTTTTTACTCCTTTGGATGTGAGCAGGCTAGAAAACGCAGGATCGGAAATATCTTTCTCCACATCATTTAATATATAAAACTCTTCAGATATCAACTTTTGGACATATTTGTAATAATTTGATATTCTATAGTCTTGAGAATTTATGTTTTCGGTGCTAATGCCTCTTCCGACAACTTCATGGGTGCAGCTAAACTTTTGCTGGCTTCTGCCAGAATAGTAATACCCTCCGTTATGAAATTGCAATATATATGCCCTGTCAGAGTGAACATTGTCCATTAAATAGTTCAGGGCTTTATATATGTTTGCTGATTGAGATATGTCTTGAGATACTGCGCAATTTCTCTTTTTTCTTCTAGTAAAATATGTTGACCCTATCGTCATTATTATAGCCGCTGTGATTGCGAAAAATCCAGACAGTATTTCAATACCCCATTCTTTCATGTTTTATTAATACACTTGTGCGACAACTTTTTTATAATAAACTTTAATATTTCACTTCTTTTGATGTCATTTTCATCAAAATTAAAATTGTAAATGCCCCTACTTTTGCTTTCTTGGTCATCAAATAAATCTCTGATTTCATTAAATCCGCTCCTGCCATTAATGTCGCTCTGCATAGGATCTCCGCATATAAACAAAGTGCAGTTCTCTCCTATCCTTGTTATAAGTGTTGTTAACTCTTTTAGCGAAAAGTTTTGAGCTTCATCAGCGATAATAACTTTATCCATCCAACTTGCACCCCTTAGGTAATTTATGGGCATAGCTTGAATTTTATTCTTTTTGGCAAGCTCCTCAATGTGGGATGGACTTTCTTTAACTTCTATCAATTCATAAAGTTTGTCATTTAACGGAAGCATGTAAGGATTAAACTTATCTTCTATCCCTCCAGGCAAAAAACCTAAGTTTCTTTCTGCGCTTTCTATTACAGTTCTGACATATACTAAATCCTTGTCTTTTGCTATAATTTGCCTTAATGCAGCATAAACCGCTATAAATGTTTTTGTAGAACCTGCGGGGCCAGAAATAAAGATTATCTTTGTATTTTCGTTAAGTGCGATTCTTAAAAACTCTTTTTGTTTCTTTGTTAGAGTCGGCGTTTTTAGCTTGATGTTCTTTTGTTGGGAATTCGTTCCTTTTACTTTTGCCATATTTATATTTAGATATTAGCACTTTATTGTGTATAATCTATTATACACCTTTTAATGCAAACTTCAAAGTATAAAATTTTAGATATCTTAGCAAAGAAGCTAAATGCTTACCATGCTACTCAATGGCTAAAGACATGCAACCCAAAGCTAGATAATCAAACTCCAGCAGAGATTATATCCAAAGGCGAAAACTGCGAAAAGGTTTTTAAGGTTCTACTCGAAGACATATCTAAAAAATAGCCCCGCCGATTTTTTTTGGATTTCCATTCGGGCATTTTTTTACCCCAATCTGGGAGATTTAGAAAACCCACCCCCCGCAGATCTTGGCAACTTGGTATTTGTTAAAAATTCAAAAAATAGGGGGTTGACCTGTCAGGTGCGACGTGCTACATTGTTGTTGTTATGGAAATCCTACATACTACATTCGAGACGTTCGATTTTTCGGGCGCGCGCATTAACGTCATGTTTTCGGTTCACCCCGATCTCGATTGGACTTTTCGGGTCGTCGCTGACCTAGAGTTCGACATCGACGAAGACAACCTTTATGGATATCGGGCAAACGTTATCTCCTACGGATTGGAAGATGACCAAGGCTTGCCAATGTCCTTCAGGGTCTTAGAGGATCTTTTCGAGTCACTTGCCGACAGGCGCGACGTCGAAAAAATTCTTGAGCATGACGTTTCTGTCACTCGCCCGTTCATGGAGATGATCGAAATAGAATTGGCAGACTATGCCGAAGAGCAAGCAACCGAGCGCGCCATTTCAAACTTCGAGAATCATCCTAACTATGACCATTCGATATCCTTCTCGAAGAACTATCAAAACATAAACAGGTAGTCAAGCAAATACCCCCCGAAAGGGGGGTTTTTTATGGACAGGTTTTTGTCGTAAGTCGTTGAGTATCAGGCACTTAGGGCGCGGGGCGCCCTAAGTCGTTGACTATCAACACTTTACGAAATAAAAAAGGTGTTGACGTTCTGACTAAATGGGTTTAGGTTTTAAGCATGATCACATTCGATGACATTCCCGAAGAGTTGAAGCTTCAAAAAGGACGGCATAAAGGAGCTTTAAATCAAAAGCTTTTGCAGGTAAATGGAAGCTTTGAAGATGGCGACCCGCATCCTTTTGATAATGCAAAAGGAATTTCCTTTTGGAGGTTAGACAAAAACCGAACATCTCCGCAAGTGTGGCTTGTTGACTGCCAACGAGTCAAGGCTCTCAATCCATCAACAGGCAAGCCTTGGGTCATTGGAGAGTTTAACCCCGATAATGGAATGTACTTTCGTCAATACACAAAAAACTCTAGAGACGGGATGTGTTGGATAGACAAAAAGGAAAGACTCGAAGGGTATAACGAATCTGCTAAAGAATACCGCCAAAGCCCAAGAGGCAAGCAAAAGCTGAAGGAATGGGAAGAAAACAATCCCGAAAAGGTGAAAGCCAAAAGCAAAAGGCACTACTATAAAAACAAAGAGTCTCGACTTGCTTGGCTTAGAAACTACTTCAAAGAGAACAAAGAAGCTCGCAACGAATGGCGAAGAGAATACCGAAAAAAGAATCCCGAAAAAGTTACAGAAGTCAATGCCCGACAAACCGCTAGGAAGCAAAAAGAAAGAACCATTGCCTTAAATGAATTCTACAGATCAAACAAGATCCCCAAAACTCTTTGGCACAAGGAAGAGTTTGCCGTAGAAAAAGACTTGCAAAAATCAATCGAGCACATACTTGTTAAAAGGTATGGCTTGAACATAGTTCACGAGATGCACACGAAACAAGGTCGCCCCGACATCTACATAAAAGAACTCGACTTGATTGTAGAAGTCAAGCTGACTTCCGAGACATGGGACACCAAAAAAGTTGCCAAGCAAAAAGCTAGATATGAAAAAGTTGCCGAGACAATCGTTGTCTCTCTTGATGGTAAGCCCGAAGGTTGGCTGACCCCGAAAGAACTTTTCAAACTGATTCGTTCAAGAGTTTAGCAAAAACGTCAGAAGTCGTTGGTAGTCAACGACTTAGGGCGCGGGGCGCCCTAAGTGCCTGATAGTCAACGACTTACGACAAATTCTGCGAGAGGATTGTGCAATAAAATAGTTGAATGTTTTTCTCGCAATTAGCCCATAAGTAGACTACTTTGCTCTTATGACAGGAACAAAAGAACTGACCGCTTCCGAATTTGGGAAGCTGATCTATAACGCCCTCGAATGGGGAGAGTGGATTCACTGCGCTTCTGATGAAGTGCAGAAGGAAATCAAGGAAGGCACTTGCTCGCTCTTGCTCGACTACCTTGGGGATGTCCAAGCAGGCAAGCTCGATGTCGAGAATGCCGTTTACTGGTATGCAAGCGACTTTCGTGACGCTTACAATCCTTGGTAAAAAGGGAACACCCCCCGAAAGGGGGGTTTTTTTATGGACAGGTTTTTTTCGTAAGTGCTTGATAGTCAACGACTTACGGCGCCCCGTGCCCTAAGTGCCTGATAGTCAACGACTTACTTTTTTCGTAAGTGCTTGATAGTCAACGACTTGCGACGCCCCGCGCCCTAAGTGCTTGATAGTCAACGACTTACGACATAAAATAAATGTTGACTTGTTGCCCTCTTTGGTTTACCTTGTTTGTATGATCACAATAAGCAGAAACCCAAATTTCAAGGAGTGGCTCAACGTGTCGCTCTTTGGGAAAGTTGTCGATAATGCCAAGCGATCCGCGCAAGCCTTGCGCATCGCTTCCGAGATTCAAGAAGAACATAAAAAAAAGCATGGAGTAAGGTTGCCCATCTTTTCGAGATGATCTTTTTTCCTCTCTTTGTCGGCTTAATTCTAATAATACTAAAACCAAAAAACTAATGACAAAAAAACACTTCGAGGCAGTTGCTCAAACCATCAATCTTTCTTTTAGGAATGCTCCTAACAGGCTTGCAGAACTTGTTCTGACGTCTTTAGCCACCAACCTTGCGGATCAATTCGAGGAGGTAAATCCTCGCTTTAACCGCTCAAAGTTTTTGGCGGTTGCCCTTGCCTAGAAAGGGAACACCCCCCGAAAGGGGGGTTTTTTTATGGACAGGTTTTTCTCGTAAGTGCTTGATAGTCAACGACTTACGGCGCCCCGCGCCCTAAGTGCCTGATAGTCAACGACTTACGACAAAAATACGATTCCGTAAGTCCTTGATAGTCAACGACTTACAGCGCAGCGCGCTGCGCTGATTATTTATTTGGCTTTATTTATGTCACAATCTTCACAAATCGGTTTGACTTTTGCCTTGGGTGTGTGTATCTTTTAGTCATGGAAAACGAAAACGATTCACTCGCCCGCACCGCTCACGCCTACGGCATCACTGATGTCGAATTTACCGCCCTTGAGGGCTTGCCCCCCGCGCAGGATATCCCTATGCCTCCGCCATTGCCAGAGGGTGTTCGACCTCTTCCCAAGGTCGAGAACTCTCCGTCTGAACTCGACGATCTTGTCCTCGAGTTTTGGGAGCCTGAGGACATCGACTACGGTTATCATGACCAATGGGAGTAATTCCATGCCCCCCGAAAGGGGGGTTTTTTTATGGACAGGTTTTTCTCGTAAGTGCTTGATGGTCAACGACTTACGGCGCGCCCCGCGCCCTAAGTGCCTGATACTCAACGACTTACAGCACAAAATAAGTTTTGACTCTACACCCTGAAAGCGCTAAATTATTTATATGGAATTAATAATAGACGACATCGACCAAAGCCTTGGGCTTTTTTGGGCTTCAATCTCTAACGCAAAAGGCGAGGAACTGACCCTCACCTGTTCCTTTTGGACTGATGAAATCGACTCGCTATATGGCGATCAAGTCGAGGCAACCCATGTGATGGGATACTTCGACAGAATCGAGAAAGTCGAGTCGGTCAAATTCGTAGCAAGTTATGACGAAGGGCTTGTCATCAAGCCCCCGCAGGATTTGCTAGCAGAAGCAACTCGTCAACTTAAAAATGTTGAGTTTGAGATCGAGACAATCCCTCATCAAGTTGACTACTCTGCAAAGTACTACGATCTAATCTAAAAAACCCCGTAAGTTGTTGATAAACAACGACTTACGGCGCGGGGCGCGCCCTAAGTGCTTGATAGTCAACGACTTATGAAATTCCTCAGATCTTGGCGCTGCGCGCCCGCTAGTGACCTTTTATTTGTCATTTTATTTGACATAATTGGTTCGCAATGCTATATTCTAAGTATGTTAAATCAATCCAACAAAAACGTTCCTACTCGTAGGGTTAACTTTTACTCTTTCAAGGCTGAAATCACTCGCAGACTCAAGGAAAATCATTCTGAATTGCAATCCTATACCCATGTAGGAACTTCCGAGATTCATCCTCTTGAGCTTGAGATTCCCGAAAGAATCGCCTTGCTTGGTTATGAAGATTATTCTCCTTGGGAGGTCACCGATTTTCGTCTTACCCATGTATGGGAAGATTCCACAGATCAGTTCGTTTACTAAATTAAAAAAATCATGAATATAGAAGAAAACAAATTCTCCACCGAATCAATCGAAGCCAATAGCGCGGACATCTACGAGGGAAACTATGATGTCGTGCTTTACCTTGGCGATAATGGAACGATAAGCGCAAACGTTGAAATAGAAAACGACATTGACTATGATGACTTCCGAGTTCATTGGGTGGAAGTCAACAACTTTGAGGTTCGCAATGAAAACGATGAAGTTGTTACCAATCATAAAATCGACCCAAAGGACATCGCAAAGTTTATTCTTAATGACGATGTCGTTTATAAGTATATCGAGGACTTGATCGAAGGGCTTGCCGAATCAAGTCGAGTTGAAGCTCAACTTTCAAACCTTGAGAGTCGCAGAGATTACTTTGACTTGAAATAAAGCTTTGCTTGTCACCCCCCGAAAGGGGGGTTTTTTATGGACAGAGTTTTCTCGTAAGTGCTTGATAACCAACGACTTAGGGCGCGCGGCGCGCCCTAAGTGCCTGATAGTCAACGACTTACGAAATAATTGGTTGTAGAAAAAACCCCCGCCTTTCCGAAGGGCGAGGGCTTATTTAAACAAATATGTTAGCAATCTTTTAAGTCTTGCCACATGATCCAAAAAACAACCAACCAAGGCGTAAACAAAAGCATATCATATGTCATGATTGATACACTCCTTTCATTTCGTCAGACAAACCAATCTCTTGATCTTCTTCGTCAATATCCTCTGCGGAATCGGTGAATAGAAATTGAGATTCGTCCTCGACGTCTTCCCTTTGATTGTCAAGCAAACCATGCTCTGCGACAATGTCTTCGGTTTTTATCTCAGCAATAAAATCCTCTACGGACTGAGATGGCGTTACTGATTGCGAGTTTTCGACTGCCTTGGCGATAACTGCTAAACGTTGTTCTTGTGTTAGTTCCATGATGATAAATTAGTTTAATTTTGATTAGTCGTCAAGCCCCAAATCTTTTCTAAAGTCATCTCTAAGATTTTGGAGCAAAGTAACCCAAGCAAAGTCATTAAGTTGTGCTTGATGCATTAGCTTAGTGATTTGAGTAGGAGTTTGCCAACCAAGTACATCGTCAGAGACAGACAAAGGAAGCATAGTGTCTCGATCTTGAAACCACATTGCGACTTCGTAAGTGTTGTCGTTAATGTGACCATACAAGCCCGTTCCATCGTTAAGGTTTTGAACAACTGAGATCGTGAATTGATCTTGATTGTCTTTGTCTCGTTGACCGAAAGAAAGCTTGGCTTGACGAGCCTTGCCTTGTGGGAATCCTCCATGTTGACCGAAAGTCAAATCATCGAAGCCTTTTAGTTGAGTATCATTTTTAATCATGTAAATACAATAACCCAACTAACCCGATAACACAAGAAAAAAGTTTAACTAAATGCATTTTGTTGTAAGTTGTTGATAGCCAACGACTTAGGACGCGCCGCGCGCCCTAAGTGCCTGATACTCAACGACTTACGAAACTTTTAAGCTGCGTTGAATACGGGCGAGCAATCTGACTTTAAGACATAAATTCTTCCGTTGTAACCTATTTTCCCTGTCATATTTACGAATTTGTCAGAATTAACTTTCAAAAAATCTTCGGAAACAAAAGTTTCCCCTTTGACTTTTTGGTGTCCATCTTCCACTTCTGCAATAACGATACATCCGTCACTTGAAGACGTGAGCATTAGTCTACTTTTGTTTATAACCATAATATATTCTACACTTTAAGGGTTAAAAAGTAAAGTTTAAAGATCGGCAAAAAGTTCTTCTAACCTTGGAAGGTCAAGTCCGCTATCGTTGTAAGCTACCTTGTCGGGAGTTTCTGTATACCCGATTTCCCTCATCTGCTCGACAAAGTTCTCATAAGTTCCGCACTCTTTGGCAAAGTTATACATTCCTTCGTCATTGTTTATCCAAAGTGCGACGTTCCAGGTTTCCCTGTTCTTCCATCCGTTATAGCTCATTGCTTTACCTCCCAATTTTCTTCTTTCCCTATGGTATAGGGGGAATGTTGTTTGAGTCTGTCAAGACCCTTCTCTAGCTCATTAAGTAGCCAAATGATGTTTTGCAATGGGCGAGCACGAAAGCCCTCCATGCGTTTGCCGTTTTCAAGAATGTAATACATATCGAATTGTCCGTCCATAGTTATAGGTTCTCCGTGTTATGCCCTGCCTTCCTCATGTTGTAAAGAGCCTCTTGGCGAGTCATGTTAAAGCGATCCATGAGATACATGAGTAAGTCATGACCTGTGAGTTGTTGGTTGTTATCTGTCATAATGTCAATACTTTAGAGTTTGAATTGAAGTGTTCTTTTTGAGCCAACGGCGCAAAGGGTGAAATGCTCTTGCGGAGAAATGAGCAAGGTACTGCTCTCCATTTTTTGCAAGTATCATATGTCCACTTGCGGTTGCTCGAATCTCTTTTATATCGGGGCATTTTTTGAGTTGTTTTAAGACTTTTCTTGTACCACTTTCCGAATGTTTCATGCTTATACTATCGCATACTAAGCAAACAAACACAAGAAAAAAATGCATCTAAAATGCATTTTGTCGTAAGTTGTTGATAACCAACGACTTAGGACGCGCCGCGCGCCCTAAGTGCCTGATACTCAACGACTTACGAAATAACTGATTGCACAAAAAACCCCCGCCTTTCCGAAGGGCGAGGGCTTATTTGGGCAAATATTTTAGAAAATTAAATCAGGTTCGTCAGGAATGTGATCTACGCGCTTGAGATCTTCATCGAGAAACGCAGAGCCGTAGCTTATTCCATCGTTATTTAAAAGCTCGGGGTGGGCTTCGACTGCGTCACGCTCAGATTCATAAGAATCAAGAAACTGAATCCTAGTTTGACCATGAAGAACAGAGCTTTCGGGGTAGCCGTCCGACTTGTAGCCTTTAACCACCCAAGGTTCAGAACCTAGCTCTTCGTTAAAATGTAGTTGCTTGTAGTCGTAATCCATAATTAAACGGGTTGTAGTGCGTCCTTGTAAAATTTTTCGTTAACCTTACCTTCGTCATCACGAACTTGAAATTCAAGACATTCAGCAGGAAATACGTGGCAGGGTTCATCAGCACCATTTTGCTTGATGTACCAAGTGGGGGGATTTTGTGGCTGAACCACCAACCCGATAAACCCATGCTCGACAAAGTACTTGAGTACAATTGAGCGACCAATGCCATTGATCTTTACTTCTACCTCTGACCCAACCGCAGGGATTGGTTTGTTTGCAACCCATTGGAGTTGCTCGAACTCGGTATAAGTCCCCTTGGGGCGTGAAATATGCTTGGTGTCTACTGCTTCGGTTTTAATCATAAGTATATTCTCTCAGTTTTGTTTGATATTGTCAAGGCTCTTTAAAATCTTTTTCCATGCGGACAAGACATCCATCATGAACTCATCAGTCGCCATTTCGGGGTAGACATGGCTTATGTCTTCAGGTTCAAAAACATTGACCACATCAAAGACCGCTTTTAATTCTTGTTCGGTTAAATTATCCATTCTTCCTTGCCTCCCCCTTTCTTTCTGCTTGCACTCTATCGACAACCTTTGCCAAGTAAGTTAGCTCGGCTCTCGCATTATGCTTGCTCTCAGCTGAAGCGTTTTCGTTTTCGAGAACTGCAATGTAAATCTTTACCGCAGTTTCCCAAGTTGGTGTGATATCTATCGTTTTTGTCATGGTATAAATCTAAAGTAATTGGTTTTAATTGTCAAGGAAATTGATATCCTTTTTTGTCAAATGAGAAAGGACGGAAAACTCTGAATCTGCTAGCTTTTTCATTCATGGAATAGAAGCGCCCGAACTACTTCCACTAGCAAAAGGCGTGCCCCTATCGAGGCAGGAGTCGAACCTGCAAGAGTTTAATTAGGACTGCGATCCGCACCTCTCTTATCTCCTCCGACTCGCAGATCGGACAGAACTCGGGGGCATAAATTGATTATCAAAAGAACTAAATACAATAATATCGAAATCGCCAATAAGAGCAAGAAAAAAATGCATCTCAAATGCATTTTGTCATAAGTTCTTGATAACCAACGAGTTAGGGCGCGCGGCGCGCCCTAAGTGCCTGATAGTCAACGACTTAGGTAATTAATGTCGCTACTATCAAACCAAGCAAAACCCAAAGGAAAATTTCCATATTTGGCAAGCTTAGTATCCTAGCCAAATCAAAACTTCTTGCGCATCATATTCTTCATGCTCTCCCACATTAGCGAAAAACTCTAAGATGCCTTCGTTTGAAGTGATCCCGTGTCTTGCTAATTCTTCCAAAGCTCGATCTTGGGTTATAGTGATATCCTCGGCGCTTTCGTAATAATCCATCATGAATTTACCCCCTCTTTTACAAACCCTGTAGAATCCTTTTTGGCAAGACCTTTCTCGATCAACCCAACGACTACCCCTTGCTTGTCGAGGAATCTTAAATCGGATTCATCTCCATCGATAACTTTTACGCCATTCCAAGTTTCAGGCAATTGGTTACGAAAGACAACCGCAACATTACCGCCCATTTCTAGAACTAGCTTGGCAATCTTTTCATTGCTTTCAGAGCAAGAGAAAGTCAAATGATAGTTGCTAGGCAATTCGCCATCAAGAAAAGCCTTCATTCTCTTGAATGACTTTGTATAATCATAAAATTGAGTTTTGCCGTGCTTTTCAAAGAGAGTAACGCCATCCTCGTTTATAATGTCCTCCCATGCAATGTCGCTTGTAAGGTTAGGTCGAAAGACCGCTTGTAAACCTTTCTTGCTTGCAGACTTAATTGTGGAAGTAATTTCCTTTGATAGTTTCGCAAGGAAGTCAAACCTTTGCTCAAAAAAGAGTTTAGTCTTGGCAATGCGCGAATCTTGAACTGAGTTCATTTGTCCACGTCCTGCCGTGTTAAGGCAAGCCATAGTGCAACCTTTTGAGCGCCACTTGCAAACTTCATAGCCCGACAAATTTGCGGGGGCTAAGTGAATGCCTTTAGTTAGATATCCGAATGCCTCACCCTTAGTGATCTTGGCATTTCCCGAAGTGAGTAGAGTTTGTTTAATCATTTGTCTATACTAGTTAAGTTGTCTTGCTTATGCAAGCCTAAAGATAAAATCCTCGAAGTAATCAGGCTCAAGGGCAAACTCGCTCATGAACTCTTCTTCCCAGGAAAAAGGATCACCGCCATCTTGGATATCCGCTTGCATTGCTTTAAAAAAATCAACAACTTGTTTGACCGCCTCGGCTTGGGTTAAACCATCACGGGACATTAGGACTTTTACTGTTTCTTTCATGGTTATATAATCGCACGTTTGCTTAACTATAGCAAGAAAAAAGTTAAACTAAAATGCGTTTTGTCGTAAGTTGTTGATAACCAACGAGTTAGGGCGCGCGGCGCGCCCTAAGTGCTTGATAGTCAACGACTTATGAAATATGTGCTTGCATAAAAAAACCCCCCCTCCGAATGAGGGGGGGCATATTTGAACAACAACGAATTACACTTCTACTAATTCATCTTCCACGACTTCCATCTCAATCGTATTATCAACAAAATTAGCCATATCGAAATCTACTTCCGAATCAAGAACCGAGTGCAAGGCATCGGAGCGATTTGGCAAAGCAACTAAGTTGCCTTTGTAAACTTCGGTAAAAGCATTGTAAAGAGAATGAACGTTGCGATCCCAAAATTCGGGATGATCAGACGACTCCCATTGATTGACAACGTCCATGATCTTTGACTTAGGCAAAGCACCTGCCTTGCAAGCACGAATGACAATGTCATTAGCTTGAGAGTTGCCAATCTCAAATTGCTTGTAGGCATCAATTCGATTGTCTTGACCATGCCAAAATCCGAACAACTTGCCCAAAGCTCGATTGATGGTGAAGTCCAAATCTCTCTCAATGTTACGAGTGTGGCGACGTGCCAACTTAATCGTATTGGTAAAGATTAGATTGTCGCAAACGAAAGGCGCGTCACCTGCGCAAAGACCTGCGGGAAAAGTCTTGTCGTGAGAGTTGCGAAGACCAATGACACAACCACGATCAGATGCAGAGCGATTCGGATGATCTACTGCAAACAAACCAAAGTAGTGATTGTTGTCCCTTGCGAGAGAATGAACCTCGTCTTGAATCTCAAAATTGTTTTGCTCTAGGAAACCCCTAGTGCGCTCAACGAGATCATGGTGAGGGATTGGTTGGTGAGAAACCGCATACTCGCCCGTCTTTTTGTTGGGCTTGTTGCGATAAGATACAGGAGGAGTTGGAACTTTCTCAACTTCTCCATACTCTACGAGAGTACGATTACCTCCACAAATGTGCAAGTTTACAGATTGGCGAGGAGCGGTAGTAGTGTTTTCTTCAGTATTCATAACGTATATAGTATAGTATTCTAGGTTTTTGTCAACAATTAATTTTTGGAAATTTCTAGTGATTCGGATTGCTCGAACTGCTCAGCCTTTTCCCCAATCTTTTTTAGTATGCCACCAATAACAAACAAGCCCATTTTTTGTTCGTCAGAAAGATTCTCTTCGCCTATGGGTTCGACAAACAAGTCCCAAATGCCGTCCATTGCAAACCCTAATGCATCAGAAGCACTTTCCAAGAATGAAAGGTCTACATGGTGATCGTTATCAGTTCCAAAATTGTGATTAATGTTCATATCGTATCTTGTGTTTGAGTTTTCTGTCTAGGATTTTGTTCTTCATTTTGAAGGGGCGAGCCTTAGTGAAAAGAATCGGCTTTCTAACTTTAATCTTTTTCCCCCTCATTATGTACATATAGTAAACTAATAAGGGAATAAGCGCAAGAAAAAAATGCACCTAAAGTGCATTTTGTTGTAAGTTGTTGATAGTCAACGACTTGCGGCGCGCCGCGCGTCATAACCCGTTGGTTATGAGCGACTTATGTAATTTTAAGTTTTTTTCTGAAGCTTATAAAGCTTGTGCAATAGAGCACCGTGTGACCTCTTAAGCTTAAAATAATCAGGAGTGTTTTCTCCATATATTTCTCGCACGGCCAATTGGTATCCTAGTTTTCTGATATTTTGTTGGATAGTTTTAATTTGCATCGATTTCTTCTCCAATAGGGTTAAGGTTGTAGTGATTGTAGATTTCGCAAGCTTCTTCAGCATTTTCACATGCATAAGAGATCATGTCCCTAGGAATATCATAAGGGAACCATGGGGTCTCAGATTCTTCAAAGTGAACCTCCCATTGCTCTGACTCTTCATTGTATTCAGGCAATCCTAAAGGCTTTCCAACACATGTGGCTTCTATGTAACTATTCATGATTATGCTAGCTTCTCGTATTCGTTTTTCTCTATGTTATAGTGTCCAAAGAAAGATGCGAGCTCATTGATCATTTTGTCTTTGTTGAAATAATGATAGGCATAGGTTAAGAGTTGCTCTTGCTCTTCTGCCGTATGTCCGTCACGAAGTTCGTCATAAATCTCAAAGATACTGAGATTCCAATTCCAACTCTCGACTCTGTCGTGTACTTGCTTCTTAGTCATTATAGGTTTCCTCCGATAAGTTTTTCGAATTGCTCAAGGACTGATTGCTTGTTGCCCTTGAGTCCGAACTCTTGTTTGATGATTGAATAAGCAGATTGTCCTCGACGTTTCATTCCGAGGATTTCCATTTTTAATGCACCTCTGAGGGCGCGCATTCTAAACTGCTCGATTTGTTGTGGTGTGTCTAATACTTGCATGATGATATTCTCTTAGTTTTTTTGGTTTTTGTCAAGGAATTATTCGTCCCAATCTATTCCTTCTTCGTCAATGTCGCCATAAACTTCTCTGTATAGGCGAAGGAGTTGTTCGTTTTCCAAGAAATCAATTTCTTGAATGATGCACTCGATTAGTTCTGTCTTCGTTAGAATTAGGTCTTTCATGATATGTATGCGGTTACTTTGTTGTGAGTTAATAAAACTTCGTCTGCATAGTATACGAAACTTTCGTCCTTCTTGTCAACAAAAGTTTCATACTTATATGGGTTGTAAATTACTTCGGTTGCGGGTCTGTCGGTATCGACATTTTCTGCATCCTGGAGAAAACCTTTGACAAAAGCATGAACATTCTTGCGCTTCTCACGAAGAACTTTTTCTCTGCCTTTAATATCTACATGAAAGTAGCAATCCCAAAGCCCGATGGATTCATCCTCTTGGATGTGGGCTTTTACTAAGCCATGTTGTCTGACACTCCAACAATCCTTATGAAGATTCTTGTAAATATAAACAGGGCGATTCTTTTTGATGATGTACCTTGGGTCGTGTTGGTTCCTCTTGATCATGTATACAATAATGACAGAAGATTGCAAAAGACACAAGAAAAAAATGCATCTAAAATGCATTTTGTTGTAAGTTACTGATAATCAACGACTTGCGGCGCGCGGCGCGCCCTAACCCCTTGATAGTCAACGACTTACAAGATTTTTTTAATTCTACTTAATTCTACTTAATTTTTATTCTAATATATTTAGTGCATATTTGATTCTAATTTGTTTGCAATTATATTCTAACCACCCATATAGGAATATTTGACTTGTTCCTATTTGTAAAGTGCTATTTAATACTTTATACTCTTTAAATCCTTCTTGCTTATTAAATGCTTTTAATTTTAATTCATTTAATTCTGTACTTATAATATCTGCTGATGTTATATTTAGATCGATCTCTGATCCTAAATCTTTAACTTTGAAAAGCATCTGTACTTGAAATATAACCTACTAAAAAACTTACTACAATTATAGTCAATGGAATCATATATTTTGATTTATTCATTTTATGGTTTTTGTTTATCTGTCTTAATCTGTATATATAATAGCATATATATCTTTTCAGGTCAAGATTGTATACTAAAAAACCCCCCACTAGCGGCGAAACTAGTGAGGGGTTGGGCAGTGGGGTGGGAAAATGCCCTGTATGGAAAAAAACTGAGGTATTTTATTCTCTTGAGTTCCCCTTCTCAAGGATTTGTCGTTAGCAACAATGACAAAAGAAATAGGTGTGGGGGAGGATTACTGAATACCTCCAACTTTTCGGCGTGAACATCAGTTCATGGTGTACCTACTTTGAACCACAGATTAGACTAGGTATTATGTCATCGGCTCATCCGATTGGACTCTACCGCCCCACCACAGGGAATCTGCGTACCTTAACCCGCTCACGACAGGTTTGTTCGGTCACCCACAGGAAGGATTGCAAGCCCTTCCAAAGACTGCGGTGGGGGAAAACTCCCCAAACCAAAAATGGAAACACCGCATAAAGTGGTTGCGCCTCCCCCGATAGACAAGAAGTAGTATTACTCCCCATACTCGATCCCCTATATCTAAAGGGGAAGACTTAAACTATTAAAGAACAAAAAATCTTGGGTTATTTTATTCAGTTGAGTACCCTTCTCAAGCTCAATTACAATATATAATACTATATAATCTATTATTTGTCAAGTATTATTTTAGTTTTCCGTAAAAAGTTATTAACAATTAACTGCTTTTGTTTTTAGTTGAATTAACTTCAACCTGCGATCTGCCTCTTTTTGTTGGGCGAGGATTCCCTCAGTTGCCTCGTTGTATCCCATAAACCTGCGATTGAAAGCATGAGGGTCTTTGCCCTTTACCTTGTTCATTACCGCAGTTGCTCTTGCACATTTTGCTATATTCGCCATAATTATTCCTCCCTGTTCGTGATTAAAACCCTATCCTATAATAAATGCTGTGTGGTGTCAAGAAGAAATAAAAACAATATATGCAAAAAAACAAAGCAACAAAATATTTATAAAAATTACTATGCTTGCTATTTTATTGATCATTATTTTCTTTATACTTATCTTCTTTAGCTATTTCCTTATCCTGCATAAAGTCATTAACATAAAACTTATTTGTAAAAATATCTTTTACATTCTGCCCATTATTAGTTATTTGATTTAAATCATTTTTGATTTTATCTATCATGTCCTCTACCACCCCCATTGCTTCTTCTTTATTTAGCTTCTCACCTGTTTCGACATTATTTAGAACTTGATCTTCTGAGATGTCATTATCCATCCTCTTTATTTCGGCGCGGATATTTATAATTTCATCTAATTTTTTGTTTATTTGTTTTGTAATATGTTCTTCTTTTATTTCTTCTTCTACATATTTCTTTTTCTTTCTTCTGCTCTTAGGCTTGAAGTTATGATTATTATAAAAGTTATTATTAAGTTCTTCCCAATTCATAAACCCATACTAGCAAATATTAAGAACTCTGTCAACTGCAAATTATAATTTATTGTATAATATAACATAATAAAATATTTTGTTTAATTATTTGTATAGAATGGTGGAAATAATACTACTAAGTTATTTATATTAGGATCAATCATATTTATCATCTCTGCTATCGGGCGCGCTTTATTTGGCTCTTCATCAATCCAATATAGGTTCTCTATCACGTACTCCCCCATAATGTCTTTAAAGGTCGTCTCTATGTGCTTGTCGAGGAACTCTATGCTTGCCGTCTCTATGTCCATCTTTATTTGGCGCGCAAATTATTTGTATTTTATTTTATTTGAATTATATTCAATAAACTTGAAAGTAATTATAAATTAGTTATTTCGCCCGAAAAACATTCAAATTTTATTAAAATTATTTTTGCTCATAAAATGGAAATCCATGAGAATTTCTTTTGATTTGTTTCTTTTTATTATTACTTATTTCTTCTTTATTTATTTCGCTTTTTACTTGTTTATTTTTTTTACTAAATATTTTTTGCAATGCTAAAACTGCTTTATTTTTTATTTGTTTTGTATTTTTCATTGTTTAAAAGGTTTTAATTAGAATAATATTTTGATATAATTAAGTCGCGCGCCCCACTTTTACCCATTTTAAACCACTTAAATTATACTTAAAACCCTTTATTTATCTATACTTTACTTATATTTTGCTTTATATTATATTCTTTATTCTCTTGTATATTAGAATATATATATTTCTTTTATAAGTTATTTGTAATATATTAAGAATCTATTCTTGTTCTCTTTATTGTTGGTTCTGTATTTTCTTTAGAGAATTGATCTACTGCATCAACTGAAGGTTGAGCAAAGTCCATAGGACTTTTGCCTGTCAAGTGAGGTTTCGGTACGACTTTCGGGGCGGTATTACTTTGTTTTTTTTTATTCTTTTTCTTCTTGTTTTTCTTTTTCTTTTTTAAAAATCTTTTATCGGGATTATTTTGTTGATAATCTAATACTTGTTTTTCTTCTTCGCTCAATTCTTGATCTTGAGGTTTTTGACAATTAGGGCAATTTGGATTATCAATATCATCATCAATAATATCTTGAATTAGATTTGACTGATCGTTATTGCTATATAAATGAGTTAAATATTTTTTAGAACTAGATAATGCCCCGAAAGTAGATTCTATTCTTGAGAACATTATTTCTTTCTCTTTATCAAATTGTCCTTTTGCTAATCTATAAATAATAGGTAAATCAACTAAGAATTTTTTAAAATCTTCTTCATTCATTATTATT